CATTTCAACATCTTGTAATTTTGTAGCGTACTCTGACTTCTTAGCAACCTGCATCTCGTCTTGGTATTGCTCAGATGGCTCTCCAGGCTTCTTAACAACGATGTGTGTCATTGGAATCCTTAGTAAGTCTGAAAGATATTCATGCATAACTCTTGGTGACTCTGGATAGTTTGTAGTAACATCAAATATAGTCACTTGCTCGTTGCTTAATCTTGGAAAGTCCAAAGGCAGAGTCATGATTGGCGTGCTTTTGCCTGCTGACATGCTCGCCAAGTCAAATTTTTGTAATGCTGTTTCTAAAGCATTTTTGTCAATGTCTTTAGGCTCGCCAGCAATCTTTATTTTATAGTCATATGACTTTGTTGATTCTGTTAGGTAGTCTTTAAACGTGCTCATATGCAATATTTAGTCTTTTTTAAGTAGTTTCTTCATTAATTCGTTACGATCTGAGATGACAAATCCGTCGCTTTCTTCTACTGGACCCCCGTCTTTGTTGCCCTGATCTAACTTCTGCTTTTTAAGTTGTAATTCAATCATTTTCAGTTTCTTGTCTATTTTGCCGCTTTTGGCGTCTATGGCGTTTCTAAGGAAATTCCCTGCAACCTCAAATATTCGCCCTGAATACCTAGAATCAACATTCATACCTAGGTCCATTAAATTTTTATAACTTTCTTCTGCTTCAATAGCCAGTTTATCCAGTTCTAGATCACTTAATTCTCCAAGTCCCTTGACCTGTGGTAAAGCGGCCGCAACCTTGTCAAACTCTGCATAACTTTTCTGTAGATTTTTCTGCGTCTGTGGATCTAGGTTTTTAGCAGAAGCATGTTGTCCGTTAGCCTCTTTAATCTTCTTGTCTTTTTCCTTCTTATCTACTTCTTTGAATGCTTCTTTGACATTTGGTAAATTTAGTATGTCTTCTAATTTCTTTGTCATTGTGTTATTTACTTACGTTTGCCGTTATGGAACAACTGTTCTTCTGACACAACCCTGAATCTTATTTTTCTCTGTTTAGCATATGCGTTTGCGGCCTCCCATTTGGCCATATTGATTACAACCTGTTTTTTCTTTGCTAAACTTTTGCCTGCTGACTCCATAGAAGTTTGACTCATTGGCTTTACTTCGACCATCTCGGCATGTTTTCGTCCTTCCTTGTCTTGATACACTATGAAAAAGTCTGGAACGTACACAGTGTATTTGCCTGTAAATGGATGTCTGTAAGGTATCTTGATAGACTCTGACGCCCATTGGTAAACATTAGGATGTTCATCACACAACCTCATGAAAGCATGTTCCCAACTTGACCTGTATGTTGGTGTCTTGGTGCCTACGTACTTCTCTGAATTTTTGGGAGAGAACTTGCCCCTAGCAAATCTCGGTAACATTAGTCTATGATGTTTCTAGATACTGTCTCTTTAGTAGCCAGTGTTTTCCTCACACCCAGTCTACTTGACTTGTATCTGTTGGCATTTAATATAATTGTGATTAGTTCCGACAACAATGCAGGCGAGGCGTAAGTCAGTTGATCAAGAATCTGTTGTGGTTTGATGTTGTCTATCTTGGCCTGCGACAGTATCGCATACGCTATTGACTCTGCCGATGTCCTAGAAAAATTACGTTTAACAAAGAATGCTATGGTGCTATCGTATTCGCCAACGTTGAATTCATAGTTTGTTTCGTATTGTGTGGTCGTTAATTTTTGAATCGTTTGCTCTAAGGCATCCTTATCTTTTACTGGTAGATTTGTGTAGAATTCTTCCATTATAATGTTGCTTTCTCTGTTGCTATTTCAACGTCTAGTGTTTGTCTCTCAATCTTGATATAACCTTCTATGACTAATTTTCTCACATTAGTAATTGCCTTGCTAGTGTATACATTTTTAACATTGTCCGATGAACCCTCATATTCAACGTTTGATTGTGCAACTGTCAATCCTTTCCTAGAACCTATGTCTTTGTAGTATATGCCGGCCGCTATCTCATCTCTTACGTTTTCATCATTCGTTACTAGATTGAAAGATTCGTCTGGACCTAAAAAGTTTGCTGTGCCAACAGCCGGATTTGATATCACAGTGTTGTCTGCTTGATTCTTGTTGTCTGCTGTGCCTCTTGCAGTGGCTAGTGCTGTTGCACCCAATACCGCGGCACCAACGGAGAACTGCGCCACTGGGTTTGTTATTGTTCCTGCCTGTTTTGCAACCTCAAGCACACCGTCTTTGGCTATGCCTTTTAGTTCTTCCTTTACATCTGATTTTTTAATTTTCTTTGCATTGTTATAGGTATTTGATGCAGTCAATATAGCACCCAGGATATTGCCTGACTGCACATTTCTTATTACTGAACCTATGCCATCAACCACACCACCTGGTCCAAAGATACTGTTTGTTCCACCACCTAATACTGTAAGTGGACTTGGAGAATGGTCATAATTTATTGTGGCGAAACCTGGCACATTATTTTTGTTTACTATGCCTGACTTGTAGATTACGGTTTCATAAAGAATCTGCATTGTGTTGTTTAATACGCCTCCGCCATCTGCTTGATCAAGATTATCATGTGAGAATGATCCTATCACTGGGTTGACTAGCGTCATTGACGTAAATCTCTGTTTGTGTAGTACAAATATTTCGATACCTTTAAGGTATGGTTTCTGTCTTACTTTAGGTGTGTCCATACCAAACTTGGTTGTCTGTCTTGCATCACCAAAATTATAGTAGTCATCCTTGGTGTTTGATATTGTCAGGTCACTATTCATTCCTATAGAATCTGCTATGTGGTATTCATAGTATTTCTTCCAGAATGCATTAACAGTGTCGGCGTGGTCATCGTGGAATGTTATATTGACTGGCTCGTATGCTATTCTAGTGCCTGCATACATTTTCTTATTGTACTGCACCTTCTCCTCGTAACTCATATTGTACTTGGGCATGTCACACTGTTTGACCAACATGTTTAGTTGATATCTCTCGTTAGCATTGAAACCATTGACGAACAACGTCTCGTCTGTGTTGAATACCACATGAAACAAGAACTTCTGCTTTGGCATCAATTTGTAATTGTTGTCTATGTACAATCTTGATGCGTGTTGGTAGTCTTTCATCCCTGGAAGACCGTCTTGAAACCCTTTTAAAAAATTGTTTATGCTTGGCATATAGGTATTTATGGCCACAAAAAAAGCGTCTATAAAGACGCTTTTGATGTTATAATTGCTAACTTAATTGTGTTAATTACTGTCCACCACCAGTACTTAAAGTACCAATTGTTCTTGCAACTGCTGTACCAATTCCTGTTCCTGTTGGAGTTTGGATTGCGTTGTCGTATCTTATTAACATTGTGATAGTTGCTGGCTCTGAAGTGTTGTACGCTAGAGTGTTGTAGTTCACGTTTTCAACATACGCACCATATAGTTCAAATGTTTCTAATACATTTGGTGCACTTGCTCCGTTACCACCGTCTAACATTTCAATTCTACCAGTGAATTTGTAATCAATACCAGATGCCGCTGATGCTTGTTCAAAGAAATCAAACTGTTTCTGGATCTGTTCTCCAACTAGTTTTGTAACTGAGTTGTTGACATCATCTCTCAATGTAATTGTTATTGGTTCCCAAGTATGTTTACCCGCTGTATAAACTTTTGAGTTGTAAACATCTAATGTTACTGTGTCAAAAGTCAAGTTAGGTCTTGTTATGTCCATAACTTGTTTTGTTAGTTCTGATCTTGGTGTTGATACTCCAAAATTCTCCAGGATCGCTCTAAAACGATACTGTAGTTTTGGCATCAACAATCCTTGTGATGCTGAACTTTGATCGTTTGCTAGTGGTACTGTGAATTTTGATAAAGTTGATATTGCCATCTGTTTCTCCTATTTATTCAAAATTAGTTCCCTAACTTTGCAATTTCTCCTGTGTTTTTGATTCTCAAAGGTATGTAAATGAATTCAACTGATTTGATTGGCTCAATTGCTATATCTACATACAGTTCATTCCTGTCAATCCTTGTAGCAGTGTTGTTCGTGTCATCACAAACTACTAGGAAGTCAAACAATGCTCTTTGACCTGTTAATTCTAATAAGAATGATTCTATTGCACCTTTGATTTCGTTTCTTGTTAGTTCATCATTTGGTTCAAATATGAACGGTTTAGCGATTGCATCTAATTGTGATCTTAGATACACTGCTAATCTCGAAACATTTATTCTATCTAAGGCCGAACTTGCTGATGTTTTAGTCAAGTTACCGAAGTTTACAATTCCTGCACCTGAGAAGAAAGTGATTGGATTAATCTTCACTTCATGCATTGAATCTCTCACTGACTCCGTAACAGATATTGTTTCGAATTCTCCAGTCGCTGTGTCAATGTAACCAACTGATGTAGCGTTGTCAACAACACCTCTTCTTGTTCCTGATGGTGCGAACCATGGGAAAGCGATGTTATCGTTGTTTGCTAATGTTCTCAACATCATGTGCGATGGTGGAACAACAATTGATTTTCCTGCATTGTCTGTAGTTAAACCAGATGGATAAAACACACCCAAGTAATCACTTGAACTTACTAGGCCATCTTCACCGTTGTCAAGTGCTGACGCTGTGTTGTTTGCCCAGTTTTGTAATTTAGTAGACGTACCTTCTAATCTCATAGGTGTGTCTCCTACTACAAACGCTGTGTTGTTTCTGTCTGTGTTTAAGTTAATCATGTTTTGGATCAACTCTGGGTAACCAGGACAAGCAATTACATTGTAACCTCTTTGGTCTTCTCTGATTGCTTGGTTAGTGTCGATCTCTGATTTTAATTGTTCAACAATTACTTTTCTCTGTGCTTTTCTTCCAAAAGAACCAGAACCGTCTGCATTGTTGCTTGATTTAGTAACCCATCTGTCAGGGTAGTAACTCGCTACTGACTCATTACTTGCTCTGATGTTACCTAAACCAGTTGATCCGCTTCCTGGGTATTTCGTAGTTGTGATGTAATTGTTTTTGTATTCTTTAACATTGAAACCAGATCTTCTTGTGTTCCATAACATTATACCTTGTGGGTAGTTGTCTGGATTTGGAGCATCTGGGTCTAAGAATCCATCGCTCAACAAGTCTTTTATTGTACTTGGTGATCCTGCACCACCTGTTGATAATGAATCAGCCTTGTCAGCCGTTGTATGATATCTAGCATCTGCAAAAACAATACCGTCTTCTGTAGTTTGGTCTGCTTTGTCAACTAGTTCCCATGCCGCACCTGAAGTTGTCACTGCCACTTGGTTCGCTGTGTTAGTTGAACTTATCGTTGCCGCTGTGTTGTATTTGTAAAGTTTTGGATAGTTCTCAAGATCACTTGTATCAATCCATAAGTCGTTAGTTACAAGTGGATCTCCATTTGCCTGTGTAGTTGGTGCTGTTGCACTGAACTGTGGACCACTTGCATCTGTACCTGAGTACGCTGTTTTGTACCCAACCCATGTTGTACCATTGTGTGCCAAGATGTCTGCTTCATCAGTTGAAGTGTGATACCATAAAGTACCATCTGCTGGCTCATTAGTTGGCGCACTTGTAGACGCAGTGTAACTTAATCTCTTCCAGTTACTTGCCATGATACCTGTGTTAGCACTTGAGTCAAGGCTTTCACCTGTTGGTAGATCATACAAGTTATCGATCAAAGTTGAACTGTTCGCTGTGTATGTTCCATAACTGTGAGCCGATGTTGCACTGAAACCTGCATCTGCTAATGGTGTTCCTTGCGTGTCAAACATTCTGAACTCACCGCCCAGTTTGTGCGTCATAGTAATTTCACCTGTAGTCAATTTACTTGCACTTACGTTTGTGAATCCTGCACCGTTTACTGCCGCAATAAAGTCATCAGCACCAGTACCAGCAAGTGTAATTTCAACCGCTGTGTTTAATGCTTCCTGATTTTTTACTGATTCAGCAATTTTAAATTTTTCTCCACTTGTAAAAGATGGTGAAGTATTTTTACTTGTAATTGTAGTTGCACCACCTTCGTATCTGAAAAATTGGAAGTCTGCAAGGTTCGGAGTTGTGTCTGCAACACCTGAAACATCAGCACCCATGCTTTCTTCAGTTACGTTGTATTGTGCGTACACTGTTCCTGTGCTTAAACCTGTTCCACCATTCGCTGGATCTAAATTAAAGATTGCTGAATGATGATTGCTGTGAAGTGGACTAGCAACTGTTGAGAAACTAGCACTTGCTGTGCTGTAAAGTTTTGCCACTAAATTCGCACCTGAGTTTGCAGAAGTAGTCTTGAACCAAACAGAACCGTTAGGTCTGTTTTCTTCTGCTGTCTTCCAAGTTGGTCTGTTAGTGTGGCTTTCTTGTAGAAGTTTTACACCATTTTTAACACCTGCTGTAATTCCTAGGTCTGCTAATAATGTTCCTGATTTCGCTTCAAATCTAATTGTGTTAGCACCACCTGTTGAGTCACCTAAATTTCTACCATTGTGGAAGATTTCTAAGTTTCCTGTTGTTGCGTTTACACTCGCTGTAACGTTTGTTACACTTGATCCGATGTTTGCCGCAACGTTGGCAAGTGTTGTACCACTTGTTGTAATTTCAACACCGTTCATAACCATTTTGTGACCACTTGTTACTGTAGTTCCTGAAGCAACTGTCACAATCGGTAAAGATGTGTGCCATGCTTCTGAACCAACATGCACCCAAGTGTTACTTGCTGTCTTCTTGTAGATCTTGTTAGTAACGTGTGTTGTGTTGATTGCGTAATCACCAATTACACCGATTGAAGTTTTTGGTGCACCAGTTGAGACACCGCCAACTAGGTCACTTGTTGAAGTGATTAGTGTTGGAGTAATTGTTGTAAATGATTGATTAGTCTGTGACCACTCAAATAAACCGTAACTGCTTGATGCAAGGTCAAACCAGTAAGTTCCATCTGTTGGTGCCGCTGTCGGTGCCGTAGCACTTCCAACTAATTCTGATGTGTCCACATTCGCTCTTAGGATGAATGCTCTGTTGGCAACTCCTAGGAAACTGTATGCCGCTTGTAAACCGTATTCATTTAACTCATATCCGTTAAGTGCAGTTCCTGATGCGTCTGTGTAGAATTTCGGATCTCCGAAAGTCTCTGTTAATTCTCTTTGAGACGAGATCAAATATGCAGTGTTGGCGTTAGCAGATTGTGTTCCTGCCGCAGTGCCGTCTCCTGCTCCGTTTTTCTTGTCTTTTGATGATGCTACTATGAATAGTGGTGTTGTACCCGCATCTGATGGTACGTAGAAACTTTCATTTATTACTGAAACCTCTACTCCTGGTGATGTTAATGCCATTTTTCGTATTCTCCTTGCAAGTTACGTATATACTAGAACTATTTATTCAATCATACGGTTTTGTTGACATAATTTACCGTTTTATTGGTGCCTATATAGGTGACGTAAATACAAACATGCAATATAAAGACAGACCTTTGTGTACGGAGTGTAAGAACAAGCCTAGGGCATACGCCTATAAGAGATATGGCAGGGTATATTGGCGTAGCAAGTGCGACACCTGTATTAGGAAAAAGGCGGGCAAGAAAGTTGGCGGTGTGACTGCATTACAAAGGTCAGGATACAAAAAACACCGTAAGTGTGAACTGTGTGGCTTCAAAGCACAGAATAAAGCACAATTGGATGTATTGTTTGTTGATGGAGATCTTAGGAATACTAACGCTACAAATTTAAAAACTGTTTGCGCCAATTGCCAAAGGTTGGGCAGTACCCGTAGACTTGGTTGGCGTGTCGGTGATCTTGTTGCTGATGACTAGATCGTCTATACTAGCATATAGTTCGTCTTTTGTGCCATTATTTTCAATCACAAAATCAAATTCTTCTTTCGCCCAGGCGTATTCTGAGGAGTGTATACCTTTAGGTTCAATGTTACCCTCAACATAGTCAACAAACCAATCAGGATCAGGTCCTCTTTTTACTAGTATTATTTTTCCGCCGTGTGCCCTTATCTGTTTTACTTCATTGGGAAATCTTGTGTCTGCTATCACGGTGTTTTGGCCTTTGTATCTTCCAATGCAACTGTCAACCCAGATACCGTCGTACATCTGACCTCGCATTACTTCTGTGCCAAAGTACTGCAACACCCATCTCGGAGTGGTTGGCTTGCCAAATTTCTCGCTCCAAAACTTGTCTGGTTGTTCCCTCCAATGTCTGCTGGATTCTGTATCTCCTTCAAGCATGGCTCTATCCCAATTAAACATTGACGCCACAGCATCTTTTAGACTTTTTGCGAAACTGTCTTTTTGATATCCATGTTTTTCTACAAGTCTGTCCGCTACTGTGCCTTTACCAGAACTTATTAATCCTACTACACCTATTAACATAGGATCATTATACTATTTTTTTAGACGTTTTTCAATGACTATTTTTGCTTCTTTTACCGCACCCAGAATGGTTTTTCTTATATCTAACTTTTTACTTTTCAAGGCACTTATAGACATATTTTCTAGATCATTTACAATTTGTTCTAGTTCGTCTATATTGCAATCTTCATATTTCTTGTATCTGGAGTCCGTCATGACACAATTATTTAAAAGGATTTAGGGTGTTATTAACCAATAACAAAACTGTGTGGTGTACCACCTTCTGCATAGTTTCCTATGTCTGCTTCTAGTCTTTCAATTTCTGCTTGGCCTTCTGCCTTCAAGGCATCGCCGTTCAATGTTGTGCCTCCTTGTGGTCCTGCAATGGTGTTGAATTTACCTCTTGCTTCGCCAAGCATAATTTTAGATACCGCAAGTGTATAATCTCTTATCCACGGTTTTGAATATATGTCTTTGAATAGTGTTATGTCAGGTCTAAAGTTATCTGTATGCATTAACACTGTTTCATTATCTGCTCTTGGTCGTTGAGTGATTGTTAATTTTTTTGTTGCATTGTCATAATGAAACTGTATGAAACTTCCAAACAATTTTCCAACTAACTCTTGATATGATGCAAAAGCGTAATAAGTTGCTAGTCCACCTGTAGCACCTGCTCTTAAAAGGTACGTGTTAGTGTAAGCCAAGTTGAAAGGTTCAAAAAGTGTTCCGCCTTCACCACCCTCTGTACGTGATCCCACAGTTCTTCTGTGTAGACTTCTCACATTGATTACTTCATTAGGTAAGATGTATGTGTTTTGATTTTTCTTTAATTCTAAGAATGCGTATGACTCCTCAACAGCATTTGATGATCGCTGTCTGAATTTGTTGACCGCTCTTTCCAGTGCCGTTTGATAGTGTTTTGGGTCTAATTCTACGTCAATCATCCCGTCACCGAGACTGTTTTTAACGTAATCAAAGATTTCCTGTTGTCCTGTTTGTAGTTCTGACATACTCATATTTATAGTCATTGTCTGTGCAATAAATATGTATGATATGCCAAGATTATCCATTTTTAAGCCTGAAAAGGGCAACGACTACAAATTCTTTGATCGTAACATCCGTGAAATGTTTCAGGTGGGCGGTACAGATCTACACCTACACAAATACCTAGGTCCATACGACCAAGGAGATACGAACAAGGACGGCCCAGCGTCTCCTAGTCAACCCAGAGTTACAGGCAGTGACCTTAACGAAACAACCATACAAGATTTACTGTTCCTAGAGAATAGAGACAGAAAGTATTCTAGCGATATCTACACTGTGAGAGGCATATACAACGTCCAAGATGCAGACTTTAATTTGTCACAATTTGGAATGTTCTTACAGAATGATACCTTATTTTTGACTGTGCATCTCAACGATATAGTAGAGAGAATTGGCAGAAAACCCATGAGTGGAGATGTCATCGAATTCCCACACATGAAAGAAGATTATTCACTTGACGAGAGTGTGCCTATAGCATTGAAAAGATACTACGTGGTTGAAGATGTAAACAGGGCCGCAGAAGGATTTTCGCAGACTTGGTGGCCTCACTTGCTTAGATTAAAAATGAAAACTTTAGTTGATTCTCAAGAGTTCAAAGATGTCGTAGGTGATGCAACAACAACGGGATCGGTCGCAAGTTACATGAGCACCTACAATAGAGAAAAAACAATAAATGATCAGATAGTTGCTCAGGCAGAACAGGACGCTCCGAAGTCAGGATTTAATTACAAACAATACTATGTTGCACCTATAGATGAAAGAGGAAATATTAGAACTGAAAATGTCAATACGCAATCTCAAAGGGCAAGTAGCAACAATACAGTCAATGCAACAATAGATACACCTGCAAGTTCACACTATGGTTTCTACCTAGATGGTGATGGTGTTGCACCAAACGGAAATCCTGCAGGATTTGGTATTACATTTCCAACTTCGGGTGTAGACAAAGGTGATTATTTCTTAAGAACAGATTTCTTACCAAACAGATTATTCCGTTATGACGGAACTAGATGGGTAAAAATAGAAGATTCAGTCAGAATTAACATGACTAACACAGATGGCAGGTTAAATTATAAGACAGGATTTGTAAACAACACAACAGAATCAACTATAAACGGATTGACAGTCAAGCAGAGACAGTCATTAACGGATGCATTGAAACCAAAGGCTGACAATTAAGAATGTTACACTTTTACGAAGGACAGGTTAGGAAGTTTCTTACTCAATTTATTAGAATTTTGAGTAACTTTTCTGTGGAAACGGGCAAAGGTAAAGATGGTCAGATTAATTTACGTGCAGTTCCTGTAGTGTATGGAGATCCAACTAGACAGGTAGCAAATATTATTAGGAACAATTCTGAAAACGCTCTAAACTATGCACCTAAGATTGCCTGCTACGTGAGAGAATTGAACTATGACAGGGAAAGAATGCAGAATCCTTATCATATAGAAAAGCAACATTTAAGAGAAAGAGATGTTGACTCTGATGGAAACTACACAAACCAATTGGGTGCTGGATATACTGTTGAAAAGGTTATGCCATCTCCGTTCAGATTGGAAGTGTCAGCAGACATATTTTCGTCAAACACAGATCAAAAATTACAAATTATGGAGCAAATACTATATTTGTTTAATCCTGATTTTGAGATACAAAAAACAGACAATTACATAGATTGGACAAGTTTAAGTTATGTTGAATTAACTAACATAACATTCAGTTCGAGGACGATACCAGTTGGTGCCGAATCAGAAATAGATGTTGCAACATTACAATTTTCTATGCCAATATGGTTATCACCACCTGTAAAAGTTAAGAAGTTAGGTGTTGTACAAAAGATCATCATGAGCATATACGACGACGATGGCGGCATAGCAAAAGGATTGATTGACGGAGAACTTACGTCTAGAAGTTACATCACACCAAACAATTTTGGTCTGTTAGTGACAGGAAATCAATTGAGATTATTGGGTACAACAGGAGTGAATGTGTCATCGGGTGGTGATGGATTCCACACTGGTGCGAGAGATCCGGGTCTAGCGGATCCATTTGAAACATTTGGACCAGCAGTAAACTGGAAAGTGCTGTTAGATCAGTATGGCAAAGTCACAAATGGTACATCTCAGATAAGATTGACACAGCCGAACGGCAATGAGATTGTTGGCACAATCGCAACCACGACACTTGATGACACAATTTTATTATACACGATTGACGGTGACACAATACCAAGCAATACACTTACCGCTGTGAAGAAAATTATAAATCCTGCAACTTTTGATCCAGGTACACCTGCCAATGGAGACAGGTATTTGGTCATAAATGATGTTGGAGACAGCACAGCCAGTTTCCAAAGTGCAACATGGGGTACGCTTGTGGCGAGAGTAGGAGATATTATTGAATACAACAGTGCTACAGGCAAATGGAATATAGCCTTTGATGCCTCAAATCCAGATTCAACACAACATTATGTTACCAACTTGAACACTGGAATACAATACAGGTTTAACGGCACTGAATGGGTAAAATCCTACGAGGGAGTGTACACACAAGGTAATTGGAGTATTGTGCTTGACGGTGGTGCAGATCCTGGATATAACTCATCAATTGACGCTACCACTCCATAATTGCTATAATATAGCATGAAATCTAAAGTATCTAGAAGTCTAACAAAGACTATCACTTGGAGAATATTGGCCACAAGTGATACCTTTCTTATTGCGTGGTTGATTACCGGCAAATGGAGTTGGGCCGGTGCTATAGCAGGAATAGAAGTAATCACAAAAATGTTTCTTTATTACGGGCATGAAAGAGTCTGGGACAAAATAAAGTGGGGTCGTGAACCATTAGAACTACCAACTGAAATATTTCCGTCTGAAGACTGGAAAATTAAGAGACTAAAAAATTTTTTAAACAAGAAACATAAGAGATTGGCTAAATTATTATAATGAAAGAAAATATAGTTTGCTCAGGTGCTCTGTTTTACGCAACCAGCACTAAACGTTTCCTATTCCTACAAAGGACTGACAAGAAAACACAGGGCATGTGGGGATTGGTAGGCGGTAAAAGCAAGTTCACTGAAAGTGCATTCGAAGGATTAAAGAGAGAAATTGAAGAAGAAGTAGGCAGTTTGCCGAAATTTAAAAAAGTAATCCCCCTAGAAATGTTCACATCTAACGATCAGAAATTCTTTTTTCACACATATTTGATTGCAATTGAATCAGAATTTATTCCTAAATTAAACGGAGAACATTCAGGATACTGCTGGACTGCGTTTGAATGTTGGCCCAAAAATCTACACATGGGTCTAAAAAATACTTTGAACAACAAAAGTATAAAAGGCAAGTTACAGACTATATTGGATCTGATTGTCTAAGGTTTATTAGTTGCTGTTATATAGTAAGCATCGCCGTCCCACAACAGATGAACATTATTTTCTCCAGCAATAGTATCTAGTGAGTGTGTGAAGTTTGCATCAACCGAACCGCTTGTATTATAACTTTTAAATTTCACTACAATGTTACCACCGCCGTTATATCGTCTAGCAATTAAAATTACTCTCGTACCTACCGTTGTTGCATCAGGTAGACTGAAGTAATTTGTGCTTCCGCTTTGTCTGTTCCAGATGTATACGGATTTACCTGACTCTAATGCTGTTGGTGAGCCACTACTAGTGCTTCCATTACTTGTAATTGTTTGAATATCAGGATTAGTGTTAATTGCTACTCCACCGGCTGTTGTACCATCAGACACTTTAAGTGTTTTTGCGTCTGTGTCTAATATTAATTCTCCAGTATCGCCAATGTGTACAGTCGCACTTTCGGCTATGTGTTTGAACTTAAATTTTCTCGTTGCCATAATAATATTTACTCGTGCTTAATATATGATTTACCTGTAAGTTTTTCAATGTCTCGAATCATTTC